CGTTGCGCGGCGGCGCAAACGGCGGCGGCGCGGGCTGGCCGGTCGCGTCGGTCAGGTTGTAGTGCAGCACCGGCAGCGTGCGCGTCATCGCCGCCTGATACTCCAGCTCGAAGCCCTCGTCCTGCCCGTTGGCGAGCATGATCGGCGGGATCGGCGCGTAGGCGACCACCTCGACCATCTTCGAGGCCATCGCGTTGAAGCCCTGCTGGCTGTCGCGCGACGGCCGCACCATGCCCTCGACGCGGCGCTCCTTGTCGTAGGGCTGGATCTCCTCGGCGACGACCTTGACAATGCCCGTGTAGGGGATCGGCCAGTCGGTTTTTTCAAGGATGTTGCAGCCGTCGATCACGCAGTGCGTGAACTGGCGCTCGGCGACGATGCGGCTGTCGACCGCGGTCTTGACCGTCGCGGCGTCGGCCTCGTCCTGCCAGACCTCGCGCCCGTCGGGCAGTTCGAGCAGCGTCTTCGACGCATACTCGCAGTAGATGTATTCGGTGATGTAGACGGCCTTGAGCAGCGCGCCGTCGCTGCTGTTCTCGACCCGGAACCAGAGCGGGAAGTCGGTCGCCAGCGCCCGGAACTCGCTGTCCCCGGTGTAGCCCTTCAGCGGGTTGGCGACGCGACGGCCGCGCTCGTCCTCGACCGTCGGATACTGCGCCAGATACCGCTCCCACGGCATCCACGAGCCGATGAAGCCCCAGTCGGCGTCGCTGCCGTCGGGCTGCTCGTGGGTGGGGTCCAATTTCACCGCACCCTGATTGAAGATGCGCGCGGTGACGACCTCCTGCTGCATCGTCTTGCCCGGCAGGTAGCGCGTCAGCACCCGGTAGAAGCCGCGGCCCGCGATGACCGCGCGCTGGAACGCCCAGCTCCGCGCGTCCTGCGCCTCGCTGGTGCGCTGGATGCGCCGCACGAGGCCCTCGCGCAGCTCGATCTCGCTGTCCTCGATGGGGCCGACGAGGCCCTCGAAGTCGTCGGCAGGCACGAGCTCGATGCCGAGGTCGCTCATACGCTCTTGGTTCGTGACCCGCTGCACCGGCGCGCGCACCTTGTTGATGGTCAGGCATGGCCGCGCGGGCACGGCGGGCGCGCTGCCCTCGGCGTTGCGGCCCGCGCGCAGGCGCAGGATGTCCTCCGGCCATTGCTTGCCGTTGTAGAACCCAAGGTCTTCGATTTCGCGCGTGTCCTGCCCGCGGTCGACCTCAATCGCGGTGGCATACCGCTCGCGCGCGCGCTCCATGAACGGCGACAGCGGCGGGCCGGAGCCCTTGCGCGCGCGGGAACGATAGGTGCTCGCCATCGGTGTCCTTCTAGCGCCCGGCCGCGTCGGCCCCGGCGACATACGTCTGGTAGTAGGCCCGCATCCGCGGGGACAAGGTGACCTGCTCGCGGTCGGTGCCCGCGCGCCACGCCGGGTCGGTCCGGTCCGGGTCGAGGGCCAGCGCGGCGTTGAGCGCCGCAAGCGCCTCGCGCACCGCGCGCGCGGCCGCGGCCGGGTTGCGCGGGTCGTTCGCGGCAATGCGGTAGCGCAGGTGCGCGCTCGATGCGACCGCGAGCCAGTGCGCGACCGTGTCGGTCATGACAGGTAGTCCAGCGGCCCGCCGCCGACGGCGAAGGCTGGAGCCCGGGCAATGCGGACCCGCGGCGCGGCGACCGGCGCGGCGAAGGTCAGGGCCAGCGCGTCGCCGTCGTCGGGCGAGTGCCCGCCGCGCTTCTTGATGTCTTCCTTGGACTCCAGCCAGATCCGCTGCTTCTGGTCGGTGCGGACGCCCGGCTGCTGCAGGTCGTTGGCGAGCCAGCGGTCGGTCGGCAGCGCGCCGGTCAGCAGCCACTGCTTCAGCTTGTCCCACATGAAGTCGCGATAGTAGCGGGTCTTGGTCGGGTCCGGCGAGTCGGCCCCGAAATTGACCTCCTGCAGGTTGCGGTGCCCGAGCTCGCGCAGCCGCGCGGCGATGGGTCCGGCGATGCCCGCGGAGTCGAGGAAGAGCATCGCGACGCGCGCGCCCTCGAAGGTCGCGCCGAGGATGTCGGCGAGCCGGGTCGTCAGCACCGCGGGGTCGCGCGTCAGGCTCCCGGGGATGCGGACCGGCGGGATAGTGCGCGCGTCCATGCCGCGGCGGAAGCGCACGACGTTGAAGTCGCTGCCGCCCCACGCGAGGTCGACCCCGGCGATGAGCGGCTCGTCGCCGAGCAGGACGACCGGCCGCACCTTCGCGGCCTCGATGCGCCCGGCGTCGATGAACTGGACGTCCCCGGCCAGCGGCGGCAGGCCCTCGACGCGGACCCGGAACACGTCCGAGCCCTCGCCGTAGTCCTGCGCCATCTCGGCGACCCATGTCGCGTTGTGGCCCTCGACCGACCGGACGTCAATGACCCAGCTCTTGAACCGGTGCCGCCGGTCGCCGAACACGGCCTCGTAGAAGCTGCCCTGCCGCCGGGTCGGGTTGCCGAACAGGAACTGCATCGCCTCGCCCTTGGCGAGCCCGCCCTCCTGCACCTCGTGGATGACCTCGGGCACGTTCGAGTCTTCGTCGTTGATGTAGAAGCTGGTCGACCGCTCGGAGTGCTGCCCGGCGAAGGCCTCGCTGTTGTCCGGCGCGCAGGTCTGCGGCGACACGCGCCAGCTCTCGCGGAAGCCGCGGCGGAACAGGATCTGGGTGTTCGCCTCGAACCAGTGGCTGGTGAGGGACAGCTTGTTCCAGAACAGGATCGCGGCCCACGTCTTGTCGTCGAGCTGGGTGCTGGTGTTGGCGGTGACGGTGCCCTTGGCGTCGCGGCGGGTCGACATCAGGAAGTTGACGAGCATCCCGGTGAGCGCGCCCTTGCCTGCGCCGTGGCCGGAGCTGACCGCGGCCCGGATGGCGGGCACGGCGGTGATGCCGTCGAACTTGCGGCTGGCGATCTCGCCGCCGAGCCACTCCAGAAACTCGCATTGCCACGCGCGCGGCCCGGTGTAGTGCGCGAGGACGGTATCGGGCTCGCCCCACGGGAAGGCCGCGAGGACCCAGCCGAGCGGGTCGGCGTAGAAGGTCCCCGCGAACGCTTCGAGCTCGGCGTCGACCTCGGCCTGCGTCCGGCGGTTGAGCCGGGAGCCGGGGACCGGCGGCAGGCCGGGGAGCGGCAGACCGGTCATCCGGCCAGACCGCCCTTCCGACCGCACCAGCGCCTCGTGGCGCGACGATCTCGCCTCGGCACGGGGTCTACGTCCGGCGGGACGGCGCGCCCGGTGGCGGCGGCGGCACCGGGGTGCCTGCCGGAGGCCGGTTGGCCGGGTCGTCGGGGTTGTCGCGCAGCGGCTCGGGCTCGGCCGGAGCCGACGGGGTCGGTGCGGCCTTCGGGTCGGCCTTCGGCTTGGGGTCGCTCTTCGGGGACGGCTCCGGCGCGTCGTCGTCCTTGTGCTTGGGGTCGTCGATGCCGCGTTCTACGTTCGGGCCGAGTCTCATGGGGTGCTCCGTTTCGCAGCTTTGAGGCGCGCGGCGTCGAGGCGCGCGCCGATGGCGGTCACGTTCAGGGTCGCGTCGACGCGGTCGACGAGCAGGGCATGGTGCCGCGCCCCCATCTCGACGTATTTCGCGCGGTCGACGAACTTGTAGCGCAAGACGCGGTCCACAATCCCGTCCCCCGCCGCCACATTCTTGAGCACCACTTCGACCGAGGCGATACACTGCCGCTGCGCTTCGGTCAGCTTGTGCAGCGGCTTGTAGTTCCCGTCCTCGTCGACGAAGTCGCCGGGGTCGTAGAGCGCACCGCGCGCCATCTGCTCGACGACGACCTCGGCGGTGAACTCGGCGTGCTTCTGCACGGCCGCGAGCCGCGCGCGGGTCGCGCGCTTGGGCCCCGGGTAGCCTTTCGGCCCGATCTTCGGGGTGCCGCCTTTGCGGCCGTTCAGCGGTGAGGAAAGGGCGCGGCCGTCCGGCACGGCCGTTAGTCTACGCCAGCTCCCGCCCCGAAATGTATATGCACAATTTTATACATCGAGCTATCTCGCCCTAGGCGTCGCTGGCCTCGCGTTCCCAGACGTCGTCGACGCTGACGACGAGCGCGCCGTTCCGCAGCACGACGGCCTGAATGCCGGTCTCGCCGTCGGGGTCCACGAGGAGCGCGAGCGCGACGACGGTCTGGACGGGCTCGCCCGGCGGGACGACGACGAGGTCCATGTGGGCCGGGACCGGGAGGAGCTGGCGGATGCCGGGGAACCGGCTCATGGCGCGACCTCGAACATCGGCCCGGGGTCTGCGCCCTCGCAGTCGGGCGAGATGAGGCGGCGATACTCGTCGACCTTGAGGAACTCGCGGTGGACGACCTGTGGGTCGAGGCCGTCGCGGACGACGAGCGTGTGGAAGTCGACCATCAGGAGC